TCCTGAAAAGTTACCTGCAAAAGTTCCTAAAGAACCTGCTGACGTACTAAATGATGGTGCTGTAGATGCAGTTAAAATATTATTTGTACTTCTTCCTGCGTTACCATCAGGATTTTCAATTCTTACATAGTAGTTACCTGATGCTAAAGTTACATTAACTGAAAGTGATGTTGAACTTGTAAATGAAACTGTATTAGCAAGTGTAACTGAGCCATCTGTTTTTATAAACTCAACTATTGGTATTGATACAAAATTTGTTCCTGTAATATTAATCGTTGTAGCTGTACTTGGTGCAATCGTTTGTGATACGTCAGCTACAGTAGGTTTAGTTTCTGTTGCATCAATCCAAGATAATTGATTTGTAGAATTACCATTGGTAGCTAATACTTGATTTGCTGTACCTACTCCAGTAGGTAAAATTAATTCGTAAGATTGACCTGCACTATGTGGTGGTGATTTAATTTTTACACCATGTGAATTTTGTGAACAATTTAATTGAATAGCACCATCTGTAGAAGAACCATCACCTTTAACTGTTAATACTGGTGAAGGTAGTCTGTCATTATTAATTGTGCCTGAAGTTAAATTACTTGCACTAAATGAAGCTAGGGTAAACGTACCATAAGCTACAATTTGTAAAATATCATTAACTGTAGCACCACTACCTAATACGATTGATGTACCATTAGTAGCTGTAAAATCTGTTGCATCTAACTTAACACCATTTAAATAAATATCTGCAAAAGCTGTTCCTGAAGCGACATCATAAGTTAAAGTATTACCATTAGCATCTGCACCTGAAAAAGTTGTCTGACCTGCTGTAGCAACATATTTAAATCTGTCTGAAGTTCCATTAACACTAGAACCTGCAAGTGCGTATGAAGAACCATCAAATACTTTTAATTTTTGTGCAGTAGTATCAAATACTAAATCCCCAACATCATTACTTGATGCAGGAACTCCTGCTTGTACTCTGTATCTTTCTGCAAAACTATTTATACTTGGTAAATTAGTAGCAACTGTATTTAGATTTGTAATAACGGAACTTTGTCCTAAAGCTGTAATTTCTGTATTTAATCCTGCAACTGTATTTATGTTTGCTGAATTATTATTAACAGCAGTCACATTAGCTGAAATAGTATTTACTCCACTAATAGCTGTTCTTATTCCATAAAGAGCTGAAATTTCTGTATTTAATCCTGCTAGTGTAGTTATTTCAGTATTTAATCCACCAACAATATTTACATTAGCAATATTAGTTGCAACTGTATCAATCTCTGAAGTTGCTTCGTTTAAATCATCAGCTACAGTTTCTACTTCACTAACTGCTTCTGCTAAATCATTAGCTACTGCAATTACTTTAGTAATATCTGTTGCGACTGTGTTTACTGAACCTATGTTAGTTGCTACTGTGTTTATATTTGTAGAGTTCGAATTGTTTGTTGAAATTGCTGAAATATTACTATTAACAGTATTAATTGCAGTAATATTACTATTAACATTGTTAAGAGTAGCTTTGTCTGTAGTTGATAACCAAGTATTTTCTAAATAAGTTTTATTTACTGCATCATTATTATTTACTGGATTAGCAACACTTTTAATTACTTTTGATTGTCCGTTATATTTATCATCAGTATCCAACTGCATATAATTAGTTGCATCATCTGAAAATTCTTGAACAGCAAAGAAGTTTTGATTAGCTGACATATCCAAATCAGCTTCAGTCAATACTGAACCATCTTGGAAATCTACTAATCTAGCAGTAAGTGGTGTTTGTCTTTCTATTCTAATTACTACACCATTTGCAGGTGCAGAATTAAATGTAACAGTTGCTCCTGAAACAGTAAAAGCTGTAGTTGAAACTCCGTCTAAAAAACATTTGACATGCGTACTGTCAATATACGTAAACGATATTGAATACTGTGTGGTACTTCCATTACCAGTGTATGTTTGAAATGCAAATTGTGACATATTTTATTTTGAGAACTGATATAGTCCGTCTAAATCAGCTTTGTTTATTGGTAGTCCTATTTTAGTTTTCATTTTAAAGTTATCTCTTGCTCTAATTGAGTTTTCTAACGTAAAATTATTAGTGTCGTCTTTTGTACTTTTAAAGTTATTTCTTGTTCTAATAATTTCTTGCTCTACAGCAGTGTGATATGTTTTAATAATTTGTTTTAAATATCTTGCTTTTGTACCTTCATCTTTATTATTATTATCTAAAGATATTGGGTCACTTAATCTTTTGTAGTAATCAGATTTAATTACATTTTGTAATTTTTCATCTAAAGATAAACCTTGAATTTTTACTTTACCTAGTAGTTCCATTTGCTTGTTGTAAGCAGTTTGACCTGAACCATTTTTAAATAAAGTTAAATCAATATCTCCTTTTAGAGTATCTCTCATCATAGGCATGTTTACACCTAATCTTAATATCTCTGTTGCTACTGGGTCTTCTTTTTCTTCTCCTGTAGTAAAAGGATTAAATACACCATTAATAAATCTTTGTGTGTCTGTTCCCTGTATTCTTAATTTGTTACCTCTAAAATCATATTTATCTTCGACTTCACCAAGAAATCCAGTTCTTTTCTTAACTTCATCAAAAACAGTTTTAGTATCTTTGTAAAAAGGGTCATTTACTAATTTAGCAAATATGTTTGGATAAAATGAACCTATTTTTGAATTTCTGTAATTTTTCCATTTAGAAGTATCATCACTTGATAATACTTCCATAAAGTCTGCAAGACCTTTTAAATAAGTTTTACTTACCAAGTTTCTTGAAAGTGCTGACCATGAAGCTGAACCAAAGTTAGCTATTTTAGTTCCTACAGACAAATAATCACTTGCATCACCACCTTGTTTAGCCATAAGAATAAGCATGTTTCCACCTACTCGTCTCATGTCTTCTTCACTTAGCTTGTCATACATTTCATTGTAATCTGCAATCATTCCAAAGAAAGCACCGAATGGGTCAAATCTTCCAAACTGCACATATTTATGTTTGCCACTTTCATCATCAAAATATCTAAAAGCATAAGGTAATGCTCCAGTATTTTTTCTTAAATTTCTTAAATCTTGTGATTGAGTATATCCTTCTCCTGCTAATTGACCTTGACTACCTGTAATCATTCCTTCTCTGTGTAGGATAGAACCTAAAGTTAAAAGGACTGTTCCTGTAGCCATTCCACCTCTAGCTTGTGCCATTCTTTCTGCACCATTTCTTCCTATAAAATCGTCTCTAAAATTCTTTCTAACAAAACCTAATGGTGTTCTGTCTACTACATTCAACATTAAGTTTGCAGGTGTTCTTACAAATGGAATAATCTGTTTCATTATTGGAAACTCATTTGTAATATCTTGAACCTTTTTAAATATTCCGTCTAACTCTTGTGTGTAAGTATTCTCATCAGCTTTTTTCATAGCTTCAGGATTTTTTGCTCTACCAAATTCATCAAAACCTTCGTCAAAATAATCACTTACTGCTTGGTCAAATTCTGTAATAGGTTTCTTAGTTTTTATATCTGTAGCAACTATTTTAGTTTTACTTTTGCCATTCTGAATAGCAAAGTCTACACCTTGTTTTTCTAATTCTGTTCTATAAGTAATTTGTCTGAAAAATTCATCTTCAGCATTAAGAAATCTTGTTGGTACTCTAACAGCTTTTCCTAATTTATTTATAAAATTTCCTGATGTACTATCATTATCTAATACTTCTTTAAATAATCCAGTTTCAGGGTCTTTAACTAATTTTGTTTTTTGAATTGCTTTTTTAGGAATATCTAATTTTCCTCTTTTACTTAAAATAGTATCTTCTTTGTTAAATGCTAACTTCATGTATTTAGTTGCATCTACTAAATGTCTTCTAAGACCTACATACGTAGCGAATGCTCTTTGACCTTCTAATCTTAATTTAGCAACCCTTTCAGGACTATCTAATAAAGAAGAAGATAATTTACTACCAACCATTTTTTCTAATGGTCTTATAAATACGTTAGTTAAATTTGAAGATAAGTTAATAAGGTGTGTTTTAGGATTAGATAAAAGTGCATTAATCCATACTTCATTTGCTATATCCCATGTTTTATTTTTAGTAGCAAAATTTAAGACTTTAGTAATATTTGTATCTCCTGCTTTTGCCATTTGGTCTATTAAAACATTAATATCACCACCATAATTTTCTACTTCTTTTATAGCATTATTTATACCTACAACTATAGGGTCTTCACCTGTTCTACCTGTCATTCGTAAAACTCGACCACCACTTGCATTTATAGATAATTTTTGTTCGTTAATAGCTTTCCATTTTGGAAAGAAACTTTTAAGAAAATATTCTTGAATTTTTGGTTCTTTATTTCCTAATTTAGCTAATCTACTAGCACCATTTCCCAATGTTTGAATATAACTATTCATAGCCATTATTTTATGTGGTGCTGTACGCATCACTTGTTCTAATTCTTTAATGTCTATTTCTAATTTATTAGGATTGTTTCCATAAAGTTTTCTAGCTGTTTTTTCTACAATCTCATCACTTATTTTTATTCTTTTATTTTTAATTAAATTTTCATAAGTTTTATTAAATGCGTCTAAACTTAATAAACCTTCTTTATCTAATTTAAGAAATTGTCTAACATTAAAATTTAAACTTAAATCTAAATTTTCAATATTAGCATCAAACATTTCTTTGTTTGGTGAAATCTTTTGTGCTTCTTTAAATTGAGTTATGATTTTATCATCTAAATCACCTTGTAAACTTTTTGTAACTGTAACAGCTTCGTCTTTTGATAAAGGTTTATATTTAGACTTAACAATATCTTCTTCTTTAAGTTCTTTTAAATATGCTTCATCTTCAGCTAATTGTTTTTTATTAACTGCTTTGCCTTCTTGTAATTTTTTATAATTTTTAAAGTATCTAAATGTTCTTAGACCTACTTCTATACCACCACCTACTAAGCCACCTTCTAAAGCATTTTTAAATCTTGCTTCATAAAATCCTTCTTCTTTACCTTCTGAACTTAAATAATCAAATAATGGGTTTTCTAAATAAGGAGCATGTTCAGAAATCATGTCTGCTAATCTTCCAGTTTCTTCACTAAAAGCAGTAAAGTCTGCGATTGCACCTTTACCCATCATCTTAGTAAATTGACCAGTTGTAGATGCTTGGAACATTGGAGATATTCTTTTAGACGCACCAGTTAATTTTCCTGCTACTCCTAAAACTCTACCACCAGTAAACCAACCAGTAGCAAACTGAGATACACCTTTAGCAAGATTACCTTGCCATGTGTGTGGGTCTCCGTCAAAGTCAGGTAATGTTAAACCATCATTGACACCCTTTTCGCCAAATAAAAGACCTTTTCTTTTATTAGCTTTAAATTCTGCAAAATTTTCGTAACCTAAAACACCATTTTTTGCGTCTTCACCAAATACAAATCCACCTACATTAGTAGCTTCTCCTAAAGTGTCACTTAATCCTTCAGCTAGGTCTACAGTAGCTTGAACACCATCTCTAACCCCATCAACAATGCCTATTCCTACATCTTTTATAGCACCTCTTTTTTTCTGTATGGCTTGGAACTTGTCTTGTGCCATATATTTGTTCATCACATCTTCAGAAGTTCCTTCAGGAAAATCTAAAATCTGACCGTTTGGTGCTTGTTTTCGTATAGTTGCCATTACTTCATTTCTCCTATAGATTTTTTAAACATTTCTTTAGTTATTTTATATTTACTTCTAAAATTAGCTGAGTTCATTTCTTTTAAATCTGTTCTTCTTTCAGCTAACTCAATGTCACTAAAATTATATGTATTCTTTTTAGGTGTTAAAGTTGATGTTGGTTTTTCCTCAAACGTAACATTCTTAGTTTCAAATTCTTTTAATTCATCAGGTTTTACAATAAGTTCATTATTAGGTTGCTCACTAGAATTACTTTCATTAAAAGTAGCACCACCTTGTGTAGCTTCTCTTAAATCTTGCTTTTCTTGTTCATATCTTTGTTTTATCCATGCTTTAAATTTGTCTCGTCTTTCAGATTTACTAAAACCAACTTGCTCTCCTGCTACTATACTCCCTGTATCTCCTATAGGGTGACTAGCTAACCATTCAATAGCATCTTGTCTAAATTCAATTTTTCTAGCAGGGTTTACATTAATTTTTAACATGCTACCTCTAGAAGTTTCTAAAATATCTTTAATAATTCCATCTAATTGTTCTTCAGCAAATCTATAAGTTTCTGTATTTAATAAAGGGTCTTCACCTGAAATTTCATAATTCCTAATTACGTCTTTGTATTTATTATAAGTTTTTTGTTGCATACGACTTTGATTTTCAACAAGAAACTCTCTTGCTTCCTCATATTTACCAGTTGTAATTAATTCATTAATATCATCTTCGACACCTATTTCTGTTTGTGAACCAAAACCAACTTTTCGTTCTTTGTATATTTTTCTAAGTTTATCTTTTTTGTAATTTGTATATGTATCAAAGTTAGGGTCATTTTCTTTTGCTTCATTAAAAGTTGTATATTTATCTGCAACATTAAGTGCTTCTCCAAATTCTTTTGTTCTTAATGCAGAATTTCTTTTATTTGCATCATCTATTTCTTCTGTTGCTCTGTTTTGAAGTTTATCTTTAATTTGAAATAAATCATCTTTAAGACCTTTAATATCTCCTAATTTACCTGTACCTAATTGTATATGTTTAGGAAGTTCTTCTAATAATTTTTCAGCATATTCAAAATCACCAGTTTTCTTTGCATAATCTGTAAGTGTTTCTAATAAATACTTTTGTGCTGAACCATTACTTAGACCATTTTTAGTTTTATCAAGAATAAATGCTGATACAGTTGCACCAATTTCTGCAAAACTTTTACTTTCATCAAACATACCTTGTATATTATTTTGAAAATTTATTTTGTATTGCTCACTAATATTAGACATTTGTGAACTAACGTGTGTTTGAAATAATTGATTTTTAAATCCTGAAGTTTTTTGAAAGAAACCTTTTTCTAAATCTGTAGGTTTATATGCACCTAAATTATTATCAGCTACAAACTTTTTAATTTCACTTTCATAAAACTTTTGAAAAGCATTTGGGTCAGGATTTTCTGAAACTTTCATTTCTGCATATCTCAGAAGCAATAACCATCTTCTTTCCTGCATCATTGACAAAATTATTTAATGAAGAATAAAGTTCTTTTGCACCTGCTATTTCAGGTTTTGCTTGTGGTTTATAAAATAAATTAAAATCTGATGATAAAACCTGTCTTTTCTCAGGTGCTAGATTAAGTTGAGGTGTTTTTCTAGCCATTAAGAACTACCTAAATCACTTCTAACATACTGTGATTTTTGTTTATTAGTTTTTAAACCTTTAAGTTCTTTTTGTGCTTCTAAAGAATAATATGAGTTAGCTACATTTAAAGCTGAAGACACAAATAACAATTCAGGATTAGGTGGTGCAACATAAGTTGATTGTGCTTCCTGACCAAATTGAATTGCTTCTAAATTTCTTTCGTATTGTGCAATATCTATATCTAAATTAGTATTTAATGAGTTCATATAATTACCTTCTACTCTGTAGTAATCTGCCATTAATCTTTCTGTAGACCCTGACATTGCTAAACCTGAACCTGATACATCAGCTACAAAATCACCTCTAGCTTTTCTAGATTTTAAATTAGCTTCATAACCTTTTTGTTGTGTAGCTTTTATTTGTTGATTAATTTTTAATTGTTCTGCTGAATATCTTTGAATAGCATTATTTTTAGCTATTTGATTTTGTCTAACTTGTGCTTGATAAGTTGCTTTTTGTTGTGCTTTTTGATTTTGGAAGTTTATGACCTGTGACCCTGCTGTGGCAATCATCATAGCTGTTGTTGGTTCTACGCACATATTATATTCTTATAAACTCATAAAAAGGTTTATTTAAAACTCCATATTTTTGTTTGTTAATAAATTTGAAACCACACCATTTTAACCATTTGATGTGTAGTGAATTTCTACAATCCACAAAGTTCCATAAAATTTTGTATTTAGTATTTAGAAAACCAATAACTTTCTTACATTCTTTTAAAAAATTATATGTAATATCTTTTAAATTATCAGTTGCTAATAACCATATTGCACCAGTATCGGACACCCCAAACATACCGACTGGTTCTTTTTTACTACTTACTATTGTAAAGACAATTTCTGAATTTAGATAAGAGTAATATAAAGCATAAAAAGGAAGTAATCCTGAACATGATATTATTTCTCTTTTGTCTGCAAATCTTAATCTTGGTGCTAAATATTGTATGTCTTTAAATGTTGCTAGTCTAAAGTGGTTATACTCTTGAACTTGCTGTAACATAATATCCTTGCCAACTTGCATTAATAAAATTACAAGGCAAATGACTGTCTGATGCTAATGTTACTGTAAGTTTGTCACTTTCAGATTGAACAGCAAATGTGTAATCACCATCAGCTAGATTAACAGTACCAAGTAATCCTGTTCCTGTTATTGTTCCTGTAAATGTTGTTGAAGAACTACTTCTGCCAACTGGTTGGACAACAGTAGTAAAAAATCCTGTATTATTATAATTAACACTCCAGTTTCTAATTTGTAATCTACCTTCTTTAATAGATATTCTTGAACCTTGTGCATCAGCTTCTTGTATAAATTGCTGAGAAAACGTAAATGTAAAAGTATAATCTTCACCTATAAAATAATCATAAGAAGTAATATCTCCTGAAACTACAACAGACGTACCTGTTTGTGATACAATACTAATTTCTTGTCCTGCTTGGTTTGAACCTGTACTTGCACCGACAAGACTTAACGTATTAGTTTTAGTGTAAGGTATTGTAACAGTTGTCTGATTTGTACTGGCATCATAGCTTTCGCTAACACCTGTAGTGCTATTGCTAATTTTTCTGTCTAAGTGAGTTAAATAAGAAGCACTTGCGTCAGTAACAGCAGGTGATATGTCCATTGTTTCTAAATAGACCCCATCACTTCTTTGATTTACGATATATAAAGTGTTTTCTATAAAATCTATATTTAATATTTTATCTGTAGAAGATGTACCAAATGTCCATTTATGCCATGCACTTTGTAATCTTTTTCCACCAGTAACATAATATTGGTGAACATATATTGCATTTTGTTCGTTAGAAGATAATGCCAACATAATGTTTTCATTAGTTGCAATAGCTAGTTTAAATACACCTGAAGGTATAAATCTAGGTACGTTACTTGTAATATCATCAGCACTTTTAGTATCTGTGTCTGACTTAACATAAAATTCTCTAAATCCTGTAAAACTTCCTTTATCAAATGCAAAGAATACATTACTACCTGCACCTACTGGTTTTACTGAAGAAGATGCTTCAAATTCTGTTGATACATTTATAGATACATTTTCAGGTGTAATTGTTCCACCTGTACCTGCTAATATAAATTGTGTTTGGTCTGAAAATAAAAGTATTTCTTCATCAAACGATATTGCACTTCTAAGTATAGAAACTTTATTGTGAGTAGAAGCAACATCAATAACATCAGTTGCTAATACAGTAGTTACTGTTTCATTAAAAAAAGCAAAGTATTCTCCACTTCTAGACATAACTACATTTTCATCAGCAACAAAACCTAATCTGTTCTTATGAAAAAACATGTCATTAATTTTTCTTCCTACAAAACTAGGGTTAGGAGAACTATCTATGTCTCCACATATTCTTAATCCCCATAAAGGTACATCATAATCTGTTCCTGATATTGTATAAGTAGAACCATCTACTTGTGAAAATCTAAAATTACCATCTGCTGTTCTAATTAAAACATGTGGCATAGTCGTATTGTCTAATGTAGTTTTTGTACTTGGTGCTACACTTTCTTGCCAAACATCACCACTACTATCATACTGCACATAATAATCGTCAAAACTATTTGTTGCATCACCTGTAATTTGAACAACCATGTTGTCTATTGCAGGAGAAGGTAAATCTACAAAATTTTGTACTGTATCTTTTATAACTTGTGAAGCATCATCACCATAACCATCACTAGCAGAAATACTTAAAGTTCCTGTAGATTTAACTATAGAAAAACTAGAGTTTCCTAAGTCGGTTAGTGTAATATTACTAATTGTGCCAATAGCAGACTTAACTCCATCTCTGATTGACTGGGTGTTAGTATTAGAACTTGTAAAAGAAAAGGTAGAACCATCTATTGTTATCGAGTACGTTGTACCTGATACTCCCTGTAATACGGAATAGACAGCTTGTTCAACTTTAGCTGTGCTAGTCGTACCTGCCATTGCAGTTGTTGTTTGTTTATTTAAAATAAAAGTAAAATCAGCAACAGTCATTGCAACAAAATCACCTTTAGGGTCTGATGATGTTAAATAATTAGATGCACCTGTTTGCATCACAACTGTTTTTTCTACACCTGCTGTTGTGTAAACTTTTATTGAACCACTTGTTAATTGTACTAAATATCTTTCTGTAGTGTCTCTATTAATTGTATGAATATAAGCATTGTTTGGTGTTGCAGTTCCTAACTTTGCTAAATAATTTGTAGGTGGTCTTTTTTTCAATCCTTCTACGACTGATGAGAAACCATTTTCTTGAACTGTAGCTTGGCTAGAAAGTCGGAGCACTTCAGGTTGCTGTGAGATACCTTGTACTAAGTTTGGAATAGTTCTAGATACTAAAGCCATCTAGTACCACCAGTTCGATTTTTTTCTACTTACTGTATAAATTTGGTCAGGACTATCGAATACACTATAATCACCAGTAGATGCTTCTGCTTGTCTTAATATTACTAAAGATTTTTCTTCGTCTTCTACTGAAAACTTATGTAGTGTATTTGCACCTAAAGTTCTATCGTGAAATACTCTTGCACTTCTAATTGTAATATATCTTTTAGCTTGTTCAGGAATATCAGCAAAGTCTAATAGATATACAACTTTTACATCTTTTAAATCTTCTGTAAATGTTGAAGTGTTTGTAACTAGATTAAATAAGATGTTATCTCTCTGAACAATATCATAATCAGTTTTTGAATGAAGATATGGATTTAATTCTACTCTTAATACGTTTGTTGCTAAAGGTATTGTACTATTACCTGCGTCTTTAGATAAAGTTACTTTAGGTTGAGTATTAAAATGCCAACCCATACTTTGTACTTCTCTGTTTATTTCATTTAATACAGATTTAGCCATTGTTCCATCTACAGGTAAACTTCCTGTTAAAGTTGATAAAGGTGCTTCCCCTATCGTTGATAGAATTGTATTTACAGCTTCTAATTCTGTAGTTCTTGTTTGAATTGTCATTAAGGTAAAAAGCTATCGAAATATTCGTCTACTTTCTTTTTAAATTTTTTTATTAATTTACATAACCAACACATCATGTGGTTCTCCTATAAAGTTGTGGTGAGGGGTCAGTCTCCCTTCCCCTCACTCGGTCTTAATTACTAAGTATTAAGCTGTTTTGATTGAAACACATGCTTCAGGTCTTAAAATACCTGAACCAATCGCCATTCTTGACGTAATTAATGAACCAATTCTTCTTGGGTCATAAGTTGTTTCAACTACTAAGTCTTTTAACTTAACAGTACCTATTGCTGATTTGTGGAATATTACAGCAACGTGATTACTTGCATCTACGTTGTAAGTATTGTTCGCACCTGATACAGCAGAGGAGTTGTCAGCAAAAGCAGTCACACAAGTGTTTGACTTAATTACTGGTACTCCACCTACAGATACAACAGTTCCTTTTCCAAAATCTCCGTTAAGAGAAGAAAAGTCTCTGTTTAATAGTTTGTCATTGTTTGCTAACTGATAATAAATATCAGGAGAAACAACACAAACTCTGTCTGTGTTAGGCACATCTTTTTCGTCTAACTTTTGAATTCCTTCAAAGATAGAAGCGATTAAAGATGTTGCGTTAGTGTTAGCATCTGCGTCAGTTAGTTCAGTACCACCATTGCCACCTGATATAGTAGCTGATGCTTGTGAACCTAGAACTGCTAATTGAAGTAGATTTTGGTCTACTGTTTTAGCTAGTGCCTGACCCATTTCTCTTGCGTAGATTGAACGTATATCATAATGATTTTTTAGTTCATCTAACTCTGCAACGAAAGATGATGCTAATAGCATATCATCAACATTGATGATTTTTTCGTTGTGTTTTATTGCGTCTCCAGTGATTTCTGCACCTACAGAGTGGTATCCACTTACTGTAGTTCCAGTCACAGGGAACGAACTTGATTTGCCGTTTGAGATTGTTCTGACGTTAGTCATTCCAAGCATTAGGTTTTCTCTTTGAAAACTAGCTAGAACTTCACCAGAATACAACTTCAAGAACAAATCATTGTAACCAGTTCCAGTATTATTAACTAGACCCAGTCTTGATGGTGTTGCGTTTGACATATTAATGTCTCCCTATTTGTTAGTGTTATTGTTGAGATTAACCTTATTTACTTTTCAATTTAGAAAGTTATCTGACGTGTCAGGCAATCATCTGAATTTTAATAAGTCACCCCTCTTACAAGAGGTGGTGATTATATTTTCTTTAGTTGTCGTCTTTTGTGTTTATTAAGAGAAGAAGTTTTTAATCTACTTCTATTTTTTGATATACTTGTTTTCTTAAATTTTGCTCTAGTTTCATGTACTTCTTTTGAAAGAAAATTAGACTTCTTCTTAGCCACTTTTCTTTTTCCACTTATTCTTCATATCTTTATATGCTTTTGCAGATACAGTGGATTTCTTTTTACTTCTAGAGATACCTAGTTTTTTTCTTCTATTTATATTTCTTACTAATGACATATTTATTTCCTTTTTATTAAGTCAGTTGCTTTTATTCCAAATATTGCTCCACACACTGAAACCCATAGTGCTTGAAACCAAAATGGAAGATTATTAAAATGGTCAAAGAATAGTTGTACTTTTTTGTGTATTTCAGGGTCATCACTAAATACAGACCAAGCTAATAAAATTATTGGTATAGATATTAAAACTAAAACAAATTCATCTTTAAAATCGCCTTTATGACTTTCTAATATTTTTCCACTATACTCAACTTCTCCTGTTGCCATTTTTTCAGCTTGAAGAAGTCTTGCTGTAGACATTGCTTGTTTAGTTTTTTGTTTATCTGTGTAAAGTTTTGCACCAGTTTTCACTGCCATGCCTAATAAATTAAACCACATTATGAGTTTCTACTCCTGTTATATTTTTTAGTAGTTATTGCTAAATTACTTCTAGAATTATTTTGAGGGTTACCATCTTTATGGTGTACGTCTTTACCTTTAATACCAACCTTCTTCTTCATCATTCGTCTAGCAAGATTTCTACCTGCTCGGTTTTTCTTCTGCTTATCTTTTGAATGATAATTGTCATATTCTTTTCGGTAATTTCTAGCCATTAAAATACGGAACTATTTGCAAGTTTTCTTTCAACTTCTTTTCTATACATAGGGTCAGTTTCATATCTCTTGTCATTCATAGCTTCTGTTACTTGTGCAACTGAATTGAATTGTTCTGTAGAAATATTATTAACATCACCTTGAACCATTTCTTGTTGTTGTGATTGCGTAGTCATTCCTGCTTTAGTCATCAACCCTTGAACTGCCATTTTAATTTGTTCAGTAGTTCCTGTTTGAGTTAAATCATTAAATGCAGTTTGTTCATTTTCAGATAAGTTTTGACCTGCCCAATCTATAAGCTGACCATATTGTTCTTTTCCACCTGCTACTGATTGTATGTCAGCAGTTTGCGTATCAGCTATTGCTTTTTGACCTGCAATGTAGCCATCAACTAATTCTTTTGATAAACCTTGTTTAGCTAGTTCTTTATAACTATTTTCACCAAGTTCACCTTTTTCTGCATATTCTTCTGAATATTTATCTAGAGAATTTTGTTCTAATGGTAAATTTTGTTGTTTTGGAATAGCTACTTCATCAGCTTCTTCTTGAACTGGTTCTGCTTTTTTACCTGAAAATTGTTTCTCTAATTCTGAGTATGCTTTAGATAATTCTTCAGCATTCTTAAATTTTTCAGGCAACCAAGTTGGTCTTTGATTTTCTATATTTTGTACTTGTGTATCAGGTTCACTAGCGATTACTTTTGAACCATCTGTACTTTGTAAAGTATTAATATCAATACCTTGTTCGTTTAACTCTTTAACTTGTTCATCTACTGATTTCTCTGCTACAGCAGAATTTATTTCTACTTTTCCTGTTGTCATATTTATCCTTGTTGGTTAAGGACAAGTTCATCACCTTCAACATTTGCAGTGCCACCAGAGTTAGCGAATTGTTTGCCCATTTCTATTGCCACTCTAGGGTCAGTTGCAGTATTCTGCATCTGCTGTGCCATCTGTTGTTGTTGTGCTTGTTGCTCGTCTTGTTGAATTTGTTCAGTTGTTTTAATTAAACCTGAAGTGTCAATTTGATTTGCTACTGCAAACTTCTTAATTGCATCATCAAGGTTTATATATTTTGCAAGAACGTCTGAACCTAATGTTCCTGCAAGGTCAGAAATAAATTGAAGTAATTTCAATCTATCTGATTGTCTACCTAATGCTTCCATTCCAACAATAATTTTAACTTTAACTATGTCTTTTGGTAAATCAGGTAGTAGTTTCTTCTGCCTTAACATAGCTAACTTAGTATTTATGTAAGGTAGTTGAAATTCTGTAGTTAATATTCCATAGACACCACCTAAGGCATCTTGTAATTCATTAGCTATTAATTGTACTTCTGTAGCTGTAACTCTTTCAGCTTGTCTTTGTACTGAAGCATTTAAAAGAAATGCAAATTGTAATCTT